TGATTTCTAAATAAATTTCATTATTTAAAAATGTATTAGTTGTTAAAGAATTGTTTAATGTTTCTTTTATGATAATTGGTTTTTCAGGATAATTGACATCAATGACTGTTAATTTATATTTTTCAATCATATTATAATTTATAGCATCTTCATCTGAAACTAAATTTCCTTGATTACATTTTTTAATACGTCTAATAACTTTAAGTTGGTTGAATTTATCTTTAAATATTAATTCAAAAATGTATGTTTGAGAATCAACTTCATTATTTTTATATGTGTATTTTGATTGTTCAGATTTCTTTTTTTGAATATTATAATTAATTTCATAATTATAACTCATATATCTTATAATTACTAAACATTTTTTTATTTTTAATTTGGTGGTGATGCAAATATTTTATTTTGATCTAATCCAGTATAAAAACACGAGCACATTGTATATCCCATATCATTCTTAGTAAATTCAATATAAATATTATCACTACGTTGAACTGAACTAGATTCATATTGGTTTATTTGACCTTCAATTTCAAAACAATTTAATGATTCAGACGGATGAACACTAATCGAAGCTTTATAATTTTGAATGTCACATAATTTAATTTTATGAGATAATTTAATCATATGACAATATTTATTTTCTTCTAAATTTCTAAAATATTTTTTACCTATAGATTGACCATTTATAATTAATTCAAAAAGATATCTACAAGAATCATTATTTGGATCTGAAAAGCCATGTTGATTTTTAGTATATTTTATTTGAATTGGATTTGTTATATTATTTAATGTTACAATTGTATCCGACATTGTATATAATAATATATAAATATTTTTTTAACTAATAATTATTTCATATTAGTTAATTAAATTAAGATAACAATAATAAAATATTTTTAACAACAAAAAAAAATTTCACTCCTATTTTAAATGTCAATTTTAGCTTCAACTAAAATTAATGATTTAAAATGTTTATCATGTCACATAATAGGATTTAATCCATATTCAAAAAAAACATTTGTGGATAATTTAAATGAAAAAATATTTAATGTAATTGATTTAGACATAATTAATCAAGAAATACTTAAAAAACCAGAACTTGATAAAATGTATCAACAATATCAAAAACTAAAAGATGATAAAAATGATAAATTTAAAGAAGTTGATAAAAAAATGAGTTCATTTTGGGAACAAAATTTTAAAGATACCATTGATTCAAAAGTTAATCAAAAAAAAATGAATATATTAATTGGTCAAAATAATCACTATAAAAGTCTATCTAAAAGAATTAATATTGACTGTACTAATAAATTTATTATTAAATCTAATATAGATGATGAAGTTAAAGCTTGGATTAAATATAATTTAGAAACTTATCAAAATCAAATTATTGAAGGGAATTTTCCATTAGATTATATAAATTATAGTTTCTTACATAAAAAAAGACAAATTATTGAATCAACTTATTCTAAAATTGGATATATTGAAAAAAGTATTGATCAATTAAATACAATAATTAATTTAATTGAAAATTCGACAAAAAAAGATGGAAATGAAATGTGGATAAGTATGAAAGAACCATATAACATTAATTCATTAATTCATCCAAAACCAAATAGTAAAGTTATAGCATTTAGTGATCCCAATGTTGCATTGTTAAATTCTATTAATTTTGTAGATGGTGAAGTTAAAAAAAATTATAATGGATCTGAAATTAGTCTTAAAGAATTAAAACCAAATGGAGTTAAAAAATTAAAAACCAGAAGATTCTTATATTTAGTAGAGACGAAAACATTTTTACCACATGAAAAAGGAAATAATCACAAGTTTTTTTCCCAATTACCAGTTAAAATATTAGCAAAAGAACGAATAGATAATGTTCATGATTATTTTATTGGTGAAAACTAACATTTTGAAATAATATATATATTATTAGATATATTTTCATAATCAAATTTTTCTATTTGTTCAAAAGTTAATTTATCTTGAAGCATTATAAACTTCTTAAAAACAAAATTATGTTCTATTATATTATTATGATCTATAAATATATTCCATTTTTTATCAATCAATAAATTATTTTTTATAGATTGATCTTTATTAAAAATAATCTTTTGGTCATCTATTTCTAATATTATATTGATGTCATAATCTGATATTTGAAAAATTCCAAATATTTTATGCCATTTATCTTTAACTAATTTATAATCAGCAACATAAATACATTTTTTATTATCTTCTATTTTTATTTTATCGTAATCAAAATTTATTTTTATATAATTACCGTTTATTGAAATAAAACTTAAAAAATTAATTATTTCTACTCCTACATTTATAATTTTAAATTCTGTATTAAAAGTTATATTATTAATTTCATCATCTAAAATAATTTGATTATTGTTATTTAAATTTGATATCATAAAACCATCTATAAGATTATATAAATTATTATAAATTGAATTTTTTTTTTTTAAAGATTCTATATATTCTTTAATTAATAATAACTCATTATGTGATAATATATTTTCATAATCATTATCATTATTATTCAAAAGTTTATCAATAATGTTATCATCCATTAGATTAATCTATATTTTTTATTATTTATATATAAAAATAAGTTTATTTAATTTATTATATGACTGATTTTACACCCGAAATACATAAAATTACACATACTCACTCATGGTTAGAGAAAATAAAAATGGAATCTAATGAAGATTTTGAAGTACTTGTTATTAAACCAGGATCAATACAAAGTATATCCTGGATGGATCCTAATTATGCCTATAAATTAATTGAATTAGACATATTTAAATCTGTAACTACTAATGAAAATAATTTTTTAGAAGTTATTGCTATTAATTTAGATGTTAATAAATATAAAGTTAAGGATTTATATGTTAAAAATGAATTCATTGGTGAAGAACCAAATTATGTTTATGAAATGATTTATATAGATTTAGAAAAAGAAACAAACTATCACACTGAAGAAAATTCAAATGAATTAGCAAGTTTGTTAAATATTAATGGTGATAAAATATATTCCAATGCTATTATATTTAAAAATTACTTGCCATCTCTAACTGATTCAATGAGAATGAATACAATAACAAAGCAAGATTTAGGTAGAATATTACATAAAAGAGTTCATACATCAATAGTAACATGTGATGAAGAAAAATGGGTAGAAGATGAATATGTTGGTGATTTATCAAATTTTGCAGAAATATTTTTTGATAATGAAAAATATGAGAAATTAGAGATTGCATTTTTAATGCATAATATAAATATTTGGTATACAACATCTATTGATGGTAATAAAAATTTATGCGGTACTTTAATTAATAAACCAATTGATAAATGTATTTGGTTTACAATGAAATCTGATGAATACAGAGGTAATTTAACATTAAATGAAGTCAATAAAATAATTTATTTATCAAAAATATTATCTAGTTTTATGACACCAAGTGAATATAACGAAGAGAAAATAGATAGTATTGGAAGAAAAATTATTTACAATAAATATAAAGTATTAGATTCTGAATATGATAAATATCAAAAAATGGTTTAATATAAATTAATATCTTATTAAATAATAATGGAAAAAGAATTTAATTTTAATGGTGATAGTGAAATAGGAACATTTGTATCTAAATTAAAAAATATAGATAATAATAAACACACTGAAACTGATGTAGATTATGATAAGATAATATCCAATTTAAATAATAATTCTGAAACAATTAATAATAAAACTAATTTTAATTATAATTCAAATAATATATATACTTCTACCATTACTGATGTAAGACCAAAAAAAAGTGTTAATATGTCTCAAATTGCTAAAGATATTGAATTTGATTTACAAAAAGCAAATACTATGCAAGCATATAATTATAATGAACCTTTACCAATAAATTATTCAAAGAATCTTGTAAAAAATAGTCATTTAGAAAAATTAGAAAAAACTATTAATTTAATACCTCCTAATCTAAATGTAATTCAAGAAAAAAATAATCAAATTGAAACATCTAATATTTTTGAAAAAAATAAAGATATTATTTTTAATGTGTTATTTTTTATTTTATTAAATAATAAATTTATTATAGAACTTGTTTATGATAAAATACCATTTGTTAAAAAATATAATAGTCCATATTTTAATTTATTAATAAGAAGCACTTTATTTGGACTAGTTATTTGGTCAATTAAAAAATTTAATATCTAAATAAATTTAATGAGATTACATGTAATTTTATTAATTTTATTAGGATTAATATTAACAATGTGTTATTGTGATTCAAATAAAGAAAATTTTACAAATTTTAATAGTCCTTGTGATAATTATCCTGAATTATTATTAAAAGTTATGAAAGAAAGAAAAATGAATGAATCTAAAAATTATGATTTATATATTCCATGCTCATATAATGATTGTGAAACAGATGTACTTTCTTTTGAAAGTGATAAAACTGGTAAAAAATTATTTTTAATTGATGGATGTGATGAAATTGGATCTAAATTAGCTTTGTGGAAAATATTAGATGATTTTTATGGTAAAAAAGCTACTGAATACATGCCTAAAACATTTTTATTAGAAAATGAAAAAGATTTAAAAGAATTTCCTGCTCATTTTAAATCAAATAAAGCTAAAAGATGTGATCAAATGTATGTTCTTAAAAATTATGAACAAAGACAAGAAGGTATTAAATTAACAAGAGATTTAGATGAAATTATGGATGGTCTTAGTAAAGGATGGTATTTAGTACAAGATTATGTTTATAATCCATATATAATTGATAATCGTAAAATTAATTTTAGATATTATATGTTAGTTACTTGTTATCAAGGTAAAATAAATGGATATATTCATAAAGATGGTTTCTTATATTACACTCCAGAATATTATGATTCACATGATATATCATTTAAAAAACATATAACAACTGGATATATTGATAGAAAAGTATATGAAGTCAATCCATTAACACTTCAAGATTTTAGAGATTATTTAGAAAGTAAAAATAATGGTTCTAGTAAAGTTTGGGATAAAAGTGTTGAAAAATTAATGGGTGGTGTTATGAAAGCAATTAGTAAAAAAATATGTAAAAATAAAAAATTAGATAATCACTTTAAATTTCAATTATTTGGTTGTGATGTAGCACCTGATAATCAACTTGGATGCAAACTTATGGAAATTAATAAAGGACCTGATTTAGATGCTAAAGATGAAAGAGATAAACAAGTAAAATTACAAGTACAACGCGATATGTTCAAAATAATTGACCCTGTTGACGAGAATGAACCTAAAAATACAAGGTTTGTGAAAATATTTTAATCTAAACATTATTAATATGAATAATAATTCTAAAGTAATTAATTCAGAATTAAAATATGGTGATGCTAAAAAATATGAATCTTGGTCAGATGTGAATATATTATATCCAATAGCTAGTAAACTAGTTGATCCATTATATAATTTAGGACTAACGCCAAACATGGTTACAATTTTAAGTACTATATTTACATTTTTATCTATTTATTTTTTACATTTAGATAAAAGAATTTATGCTGTTATTTCATATATAATTGGATACATATTAGATTGTGTTGATGGAAAAATTGCTAGAAAATATAATATGGGATCAGATTTTGGTATGGTTTTTGATGCAACATCGGATATTATTTCACAATCATTTTTATTTGGATATTTATTTTTAACAAGAAAATTAAATACTAGAAATTTTCTATTTTTTGCAATAATTATATTTACATCTTATATATTTTCTATTAGTTATGGATTAAATGAAGCTATTGCAGCACATGAAGCAACTGGGTCTGATAACTTTTATGAAAGACGTAAAAAACAACTTGAAGGAAAAAGTTGTGGTTTAGAAAGAGTATTACATAACTTATTTTTAAAAATTACTGAATTATCATATAAAACATATAGATCTTGTTTTCCAACTTTTAATAAAGAAGAAATTTTTTCTAAATTAAAAATATTAAAACATTTTGGATCTGGTAATATAAATATATTAATTTCAAGTATATTATTGTTTATTTAAGAGAATAACCAAATTATATTTTTATAAAATAATTTTATAAAAATTTACTTAAAAAATACATTCATTTAATTTTAATGATTATAGGAGTTTTTGATTCTAATTGGAATTATACATTAGATACACCATATAATGAACCATTAGGAGGAACACAAAGTGCTATTTGTTTTTTTCTTGAACAAATGAGCATAAGAGGGCATCAAACTTATTTATTTAATAAAATTGATCAAATTACTATCATTAGAAATGTTATTCATATACCAGCCGAATCATATAGTAATTATATTCAAAATAATAATTTAACATTTGATTTAATCTTAGTTAGTTGTATTCCACACGAATTAGCCACAATTAAAATTATTTTAGGTAATAATAAAACTATGTATGGTCTATGGACTGGTCACGATGTTGATCAAGAAGCATCAAGACAATTTGAACATGAAAAATTAAAAAATTTAATAGATATTTATATTTTTGTTAGTGAATGGCAAAAAAAAAGATATTTAATTGAATATAAAATAGATGAAAGTAAATGTATGATTTTGAGAAATGGTATTGCTAAAACATTCGAACAATATTTAGATAAACCAAATAATAAAAAGAAAAATTCTATGACTTATTGTTCAATACCATGGAGAGGATTAAATTTATTATCACCAATATTTAGTAAGATTAAAAAAAAATTTACAGATTCTACTTTAAAAATATTTTCTGGAATGAATATTTATAAACAAAAAGATGATGAACAATATAATGAAGCATTCAAAAATCTTAATGGAGTTGAATTCAATCAAGGAATTAGTCAAACTAAATTAGCTGAAGAACTTTATCATGTTGAATATTTAACTTATCCAAATATTTTCCCTGAAACTAGTTGTATTACAGTATTACAAGCTATGAGTTGTGGATGTTTAGTAGTAACTTCTGATTTAGGAGCATTAAAAGAAACAATGGGAGGTCTAAATTATTATATTGACAATCCAGATGATATTAGTAATTATTTAGATAATTTTATTATACAATTGGAAGAATTAATGATTAAATCAGATACTGAAAAAGATGAATTAAGAAAAAAAAATAAAGATTATATCAGAAATAATTATACATATGATTTAATTTGTCAAAAATTTGAAAAAGATTTTTATAATATTCAAAATAATTATAATAAAATAATATCAAATTATTTAGAAAGAATACAAAGTGCTCAAAATTATTATGAAAATAAAGAATTTACTAATGTGATTCAACAACTTAATAATATGAAATATTTTATTAATATTAATGATTATTATTCCTATGTTACTTTATTAGGATTATCTTATCATGGTATAAAACAGTTACATCAAGCTAAAAAATACTTGAGTGTATCTTTAAGTATTAAAGATGATTTTGTTAATAATAAAAATATTGCTATGATAGAATTAGAATTAGGAAATTTAAATAAATTTATTAAATATGGTCAAAGAGCTTTGTGTCAACATTTTGATACAATATTAGCTACATTAGTAGCTCAAAATTTAGAACAACTTGGAAATTATCATGATTCAATTGGACTATACAATGCTATTTTACAGTTGGATCCAGAAAATATTGCAGCTTATAATAATGTTGGTAATTTATATTTATTAATGATATCTAATGATGATAATTTTGATCAAACCGTTGAAAATACCTATCAAAAGGCATTAAAATTAAGTATTAAAAATAATGATCAAAGAAAAGTTGAACTAATACATAGTAATATAATATTCAATAATTTATATAATTGGAAATTATCAGAAGAAGAAATATTTAATAGATCTTGTCAATGGATTAATCATTTTAATAAAAAAGATGAATTACAACAAATAGTTTTAAAATTAAATAGAGATAAGATTTTAACAAATAGAAAAATCAGAATAGGATATATATCTTGTGATTTTATGACTCATCCTGTTGGTTATATGTTTGAAAGTATTTTAAAAAATCATAACACTAATAAATTTGATATTTTTTGTTATGATCATAGTGATCCATTTAAAAGTTCTAATGATCCTATTAGTAAAAGATTGCGTTCTTATGAAAATATTCAATGGTATCAAATATTTAATAAACCTGATGATGAATTATTAAAAATGATTGTTAATGACGATTTAGATATATTAGTTGATATGATGGGTCATACTAGAAATAATAGAATGTATGTTCTTTGGTATAAACCAGCTAGAATTATGATATCATATTTTGCATATCCTGGTACAAATGGAATGGATGAATTTGATTGGAAATTTACTGATAAATATGCAACACCAGAAAATTGTCAACAATATTACAAAGAAAAATTATATTATTTACCAAATGGATTTCAATGTTATACTCCACCAATTGATATTGAATCTAATAAAAATTATTCAAGAGATAAATATAAAATAAATTTA